TACTTGCTATTCTTCCCGCCGTCGAAAAGCTGTCTTCCGTCGCTCGGGAAAATGCGTCTAAACGGTCCCTTCATGTGGCTCCAAAGATCGATTCGGCGATCGACTCTTCATCTAAAACCATCCCGAACGAGTCGGCCCTACGGTATTTGCGCTTCCACTTCTTCGCGCGCTCCACCGTCTTTGACCATTGAAGCGTGTAGTACTCGGCTAAATTCAGATTCTCGTCTTTCGCGCACATTTCACGCAGCACGAAATCACAAAGGCTCGGATGAAAGATCGCGGGAATTGTGAGCACGGTCGAAACGTCGATCGACTCGGGCGCGTCGACTGAATAGATCTTAATCACGTCCGCACTCGCCGAGGGGACTGGCCTGAGATAAATCTTCTGACCCCAGATGGCATAATACTGAGGGGTTCCCGTCGCCGTCGTCGTCGAATTCGAAAGTGTCAGCGCGTCGTCTTCTCTAAAGTTAATGACCTGTAATTTGTTTCCGTTATAGGTCACGCGCTTAATGGCAATCGCATTACTAGGGAAGTCATACGCCTGTTGACTGGCGACACTCACCGTCGTCGAATCGGTCGCCTCGATGATCTCAGTGTCGATTGCGAGTTCAGTCGCGCCCTGAAAGATGAGGTCAAAGATTTCCTCTTGGCTCCAAAACGTATCCCCGACGGCGTTATATTTTCGTCTGGCCATCGTTTCGATTTCGGTTGGGGTCATCTCTTAAAACCTCCCTGGAATTATGCTCAAAGAGCGGGGCCATCCTTGGCCCCTACCCTCGTCACGGCTTAACTAGCCCGCGAAGCTTTTTTTCGTACAATCTCGCGTTCGGCCTCTTGATCGACGACCGCACTATCGGAATGCGTCTGAAGATGGTTAATCAGATCTGACTTCGTTTCTGCCAGGTATCGACACACCTGACACATGAGGTCCGATGCCACACCCTTTGACGTATCGACCTGGGGCGGCTCCTCGACCACGATCATCTTATAGAACTTCGGATCAGGCTGGCCGTTTGCAAGCTTCACGACGGGGGAAAAACTTCCCTGGAAAAGCTTCGCATCGTCGTATTCCATCATGATGTGTTCGCCGGCAGGGATTTCGATCTTATGCTCGCGAAACTCTTCTTTGTAAGGGTGTACGTTTTTATTCCAAACTTTAACTTTCATGGGATGTTTCCTTTCGTTTTACGTTGACTGACAGCTAATAAAAGTAAGCGTTCTTAATCTGATCGCCCTGATTATAGGCCGCACACATGGCGGTCAGGGTCTTACCCGACGCGCTTACGAGCGACGTATACATAAGCGTCGAGGTGTTCTTGTAGTACTTGATCGTGTTTCCGGTTCGGACGACCTGGATCTTGTCGCCGACGACGTACGTGCCCTTATTGGCCTGAAGTACGCCCGCCTCATAGATGTTGATCTGAAAGGGGCTACCCGTGTTTGAGTTGTTCACGCCGTACTCGACATCGGTATAGCTTGAACCCGTCATATCGGACGTAAGCCCGCAGATGAAGCCGTTCCCGTTTCCGACGATCTCAAACTCAAACGTCACGTCACCCGTGTACGTCTGGGCCGTTGAGCGCGCGGCCGCATTGAAAGCGGAGCCGCCCGCGTTCTTGTTCACGGTCGTACCCGTCACGATGCAATTAACGAGAGAATTCCAGGTGACCGCCGTCTGCGTAACCCCGCCCGACGTTGGGTTTGGGGCCTGGATCGTACATCCAAGCCCCTTCCCGATAATCGTGCGGAGGACACCGCCGATAAAGCTAATCAAGGGCCGCCCGTCCAAGGGAAATAGACGATCCTGACCTTGTTCGCACTCACGTCGGTCGCGAGATAAACTTCGCTGAGTTTGATGCGGGGGTTCGTCCCGTAAACCGAGTCAAAGCCGATCGAGACGGCTGCGGCGGTCGCGATGTATTGACCATTGGTCGACGTACAGTTTGAACCGCCCCAATAGACTCCCGACGCTTGGGTCGCCCCGCCCTGAATCACGATCGCCCGAGCATAGAGCGCGGTATTCGCCGTGACTGCAACGGGAGTTCCCGCCGTTAAGCTCACTTCCGCGAGCGTAGTGGGTATCATCATAAAATCACTTCCCGAAAACGGTCGCGATAAACACGTCGCCCGATACGGCTGAGTTAAAATTCAGGATACCGTTACGCGCGGTCGAGTTTGAACCGACGTTGCGCTTAAACGTAAGTCCAGCGGTCGTCATCGAAACACAACCGATCGAGTGCCCGTAGATCACCGACAAACCTGTATCGATGTTTCCCGATGCTGCGTCGACTGAACATGAGATAATCACCTGTCTTAAATCGCCGGCGACCGTTCCATAAATCTTTGAAATCACTGTAGCCATGGTCCATCCCCCTTAAAAGAGTACTTTGCGCTCGTTTGACTCAGGCTCTTCACACTGAGCCCGAAGCTCCTCACACATGGAATACATGGTGAAGAAATCGGCGAGCGACATCTGTTTTACTGCCATTAAGTTACCGTCCGAATATGCTCCGAAACAGCCGCCCTCTGTGCAATTGATGTAAATTCCGGGCACCTTCAGTGCCACGTAGTCAAACCAAGACTTGAAATTGAAATACGACTGCCAAGTAAGAACTTTGTTCCCGTAGACGTCGACGGCCTTAAGCACGTATCCCAGTGAAGAGTCATACTTGGAGTCCCAGGCATGAAATTTTTTCTCATAGCTGAACGAAAAGTCAGCGCCGACGAAACAAATTGGATTCGCACCCATGATCCCTTTGGCGATGTAAAGACACGCACCCAAGACATTTCCCCCGGTAGAAACATAGGTGTGAAACTCCTCAAGCTTCTTGAGTTCATCCTGATACGTCTGATCTGGAAGCGGGCAATTGAAGAAATAGACTTCTCCTTGCCATTTCTTCAGTAAATCGGGGTGAGATCCGATGAAAGCTAGGAGGACTTTATCTTTCGTTTTCTCCCAATACGAATCAGGATCACCCGAGCCACCCTCGTGAACTTCTTCAATCGTGACCGGGCCAGCATCGAGAGAAACGTAATAGTCAACATGAACGCCGTTATCCTCGAAAAAGTGAAAGTTATGGAGGCATGAGATCAGCGTGATATCGCCGCGATCTTTTAAAAGTTTTCCGTTGTACTTGAGGCTTGGGCCAGAGCCGGCGATAATTGCGGGCTTGTGTTTTAAGATCCCGTGGAGCTTGCCGAGTCCCTTATTTTTAAATGGACCGTACGCCTTATGGTTCGCTTTCGTCTGACTGATCCAGACGTCGCGCCACGCATCGACGGTTACCCCGTCATTCGAGCACGCTTGCCCATAGAGCTGGGACGGGCTTGCGGGAGGGGTTTCGATGTAATTCTGATATTCTAGGATGATTTCAGCTTTTCTAGACACGTTTTATAGATTCCTTTCGTGTGTAAGGGTAAGGCCCGCCATCCCTAACAAGCCTGACCCCGTGGCTGTGGGGCGGGGAATCTTTCGACCCCCCGCCTTCCAGTTCTTTTTAACTACGGGAGATTGACGTAGAGGGTGCCAGTGTTTCCGCTGACAATCGCAGTCGTCAATTCGCCGATGGCAAAGTAACCAGCGCCCAATGTGGCGACGAGTCCGTTTGCGCCTAGCGCCTTCGAACCCGCAGCCTGATCGGATGCGCCTGAAGCGACCGACACTTGAACGAGGCCCTTTCTCAATATCCAGCCGTATTCACCAGACGGGATCGCGACGTGCTTCACGAAACCGAGAGGCATGTCACCCGACACTGAAGTGACCGCTGCCGAGTAAAGCCCTGCTGCTGCCGAGGCGGGGCGAGACATACCCAAGCGTACAGCCGCAGTTCCACCGCAGTTATACACATAGACATACTTCTCACCGGATTCGATGCGCTCAGTTCCCAGTTCCGCATCCGGAACCGCCGTCACGTTCGAGATCCCTTTGAAAAAGACAGGCCCTAATTGATTAGACATTGTTTATTCCTCCCTTATCCCGTCAACCCGGTCATGCCGCCCTGAAGACGACCATTCGACGTGCCCATGGCACCCATCCAATAGATCTTGGCGACCTTGACGTTTTGGTTAATCGGCTTCTGGAATGCTTCAAACCGCATGTCTTCATCCTTATGGGCGAAGAGATGCAGGTAATTTTCGTTCAAGAAAAACATGTGGCTTGCTGGGCAGTAGCTGTCAGCAATTACAGGTTTTCCGTTGAACATGAGGCTTGAGAAACCACCCTTGGCGACTTCCGAATCCTGAAAACGCTGCTGGGGTTGAAGCAGAGCGTAGTAGGAGTTGAACAACGTCCGGGTCGTCGCGATGACGGTCGGGCTATCGTTATTCACCGTACACGCATTGTCTCGCGACTGCATCGCTGCAATCGTAAGAGTCGTCGTGCTCGTATCCACCTGAGCGGCCCACCATGTATAGGTGGTTTGAGAAATCCCGCCGACGGTCTGATCTGTCGCGACGATGTCACGAAGACCGACAATGGATTTCGAGTCAGAACCGTTTGAGTAAATCCCGGTTCCAAGCTTGTCTTCCATCGTCTTCTCAGCAATCTTGACCTTGTTTTTCACAAGGCTAAGAATCTGCGAGTCGCCCGAGTTCTTGAGTTCGTCCGAACGGGTGATCGAGATGTTAGCGTAAAGCTGACACCACGAATACTCAGCCGCCGTCATGACGTCGTTATCGGTGGTCGTGAGCGTATCAGCTCCCGAATACCAGCCCGAAGCGGTGACTTGAGCGTAGTTCAGAGGCACGAGAATCGAGGTGCCGCCGTCCAGTTTTTCATAAGACTTTTTCTTGAGACGAGCCAGGATCGGGTTCGAGTCAAAGATATTGTCGTACAGTTTTGGAACAAATTTCTTCTGCGTGATCGCAGAGATTTGGTCATAGGTTAATGCCATGAATCCCCCAGGATTATGTTTTGGTTAAGCCCGTTTGGTCAAACCCATCTCTTCGATGGCTTCGTCCATGAGCTGTTCGTAAGACTTTTCTTTGACATTCTCTGGCTGTGAAGCCTGGCGCGTCGGGGCCGGGGATTTCCCCAGTAATCCGAGCTTGTTCCGTTTTTGAATGTCCTTACTGACTTGTTCTTTTCCGCGTTCCTCAGCCTTTTTAAGAAGCGTCTCGTGGTTCAAGTCCATGAATGCCGCGCGAAACGTCTGAATGCCGTTATCTAGGGCATGCTGAAGTACGCGCTTCTCAAGGGTCTTTCCCGATTCATCCTGACCTTGCCAATCTAGATCCGCGAATTTCTCGCGGATGGATTGAATCTCGGTCGAGAGTTTTTCATCTTCTTGGGAACGCTGGGCTTGCAATTCTTTTTCTGAAATTTGGTTTTTAAATTCGGAAAACTCTTTAATTTGCGTCTTTAAACTTTGAAGCTCTTTCGCAAGCGGGTTATCCGCGTTCATCTGCTCGCGATTCTGGTAGGACTGTTGAACGTGCTCCCACCACTGCGGATTTTGCGCGATGAATTCATCGATCGGCTTGTACTCGCTATCGTACTTCTTGCCGCGTGATTCGATCTCGCTTTTGAGCTGGTTATATTCCTGCATCTTCTGGGCGTAGTCGTAGCCCTGAGATGCCCACTGCTTAACCCGGTCAACCGGGGCCTTGATCGTCTTCCCATTCCAGGTGATCTCAAAGTCCTGCGCCGCTGTGGGGGCGGCGGGAGCTTGGGGCGCTTCCGCTTGCGCGGGAGGAACCTCTGACTCCGGTTGATGCATAGGGATGTCATT